AGTACACCAAATGGTATGAATATGTTTTACAAGATTTGGAACGATGCAGAGAATGGGAATAACACTTACGTTCCCATAGAGGTACATTGGAGTGAGGTGCCGGGTAGAGATAAGGCATGGCAAGAAGAAACTATCAAGAATATCGGAGAAGAACAATTCCAGACAGAGTTTGATTGTTCCTTCTTAGGTTCTTCTAATACCTTAATTCATGCTACAAAATTAAGTGCATTATCTCATTCAACACCAATCACAGCTAATGCAGGATTAAGAGTATATGAAAAACCAAATCCTGAATCTTCTTATGTAATAACTGTTGATGTTTCAAGGGGAGTGACTAATGATTATTCTGCATTTATAGTAATGGATGTATCTGAACTTCCTTATAGACAAGTTGCGGTATATCGTGATAATGAAATTAAACCTATGGTATTTCCAACAATTATTCATAAGGTTGCACAGGCATATAATCTTGCATACGTTATGATTGAGATTAATGACATTGGTGGTCAGGTAGCTGATGCAATGCAATTTGATATGGAATATGATAATATGATTATGACTACACAACATGGTAGAAATGGTCAGATTGCAGGAGGTGGTTTCTCTGGTAAGAAAGCCCAGTTAGGTGTACGAACCACTAAGTCTCTCAAGAAAATTGGTTGTTCCAATTTAAAAACTCTTATGGAAGATGATAAGTTAATAGTATGTGATTTTGATACAATTGCAGAGTTATCTTCCTTTGTAGGAAAAGGACAATCATGGGCAGGAGAGGATGGAAATACTGATGATCTGGTGATGTGTTTAGTACTATTCAGTTGGTTGACAGACCAGACTTATTTTAAAGAATTGGTTGATTTAGATATTCGTAAACAACTTTGGAAAGAGAAAGAAGATTTGGTAGATCAAGATATGGCTCCATTTGGTTTTATTTTGAATGGAGTTAGGGATGAACATGGAGAAAAAATTGGAGAAAATATTGATGAATTTGGTTCAGTATGGAATCCAGTTGTATCTTCTAATAGAGAATACTTAGAGGATTGGTGATAACTGAATATCATTATTCAATTTAGCCTCACAATTCAAACATACAATCTTATTCTTTTGTATCTTTTCCAAAATCGGTAATCGAAGTCTTTCTCTGAGTCCTTTCGATCTTGAAATGATTCGGATTTCTTTGTTGTCAGGGTAGAATGACAACGTACACGTTTCTGCTTCCCCACAATATATACAGGTCTTATCTGCAAGTAATTCGTTAATCCATATATCACGTTTTCTACGGGCCTTCCTAATCCCTTCTTTAATTGTTTTCTTGTATTTCTGGTAATGTGACATATAATTATTTATAACACAAAAATGTTATAAAACAGTTTTTGAAAAACCCCAAATTTATAAATAGTTGCAATAACAATTCTATTTAAGGAGATAGGAATGGCGTTTCAAGTTTCACCTGGCGTACAGGTAACAGAAAAAGACTTAACAAACGTAGTTCCCGCTGTCGCAACATCGATTGCTGGAATAGTAATGGCCGCAGAAAAAGGGCCAACTGATTCTGTTACTGCAATCGCATCTGAGGAAGAACTGGTTTCCATTTTTGGTGAACCACAGTCTACATCTAATCAATTTGAAGATTGGATGTCAGCTGCTTCTTTTCTTGGATATGGTAACGCATTGAGGGTAGTTCGCCCTGCAAGTGCTGCCGTAAATGCTTGCACATCTGGTACTGCAATTTTGATTAAGAATACAACCCATTGGAAAGATGGGGATGGCACTACGGGCCCATATAGTGGTGGGGCTGCAAGTGTAGGACAATGGGCAGCAAGGACTGCCGGTGCTTGGGGTAACAACTTAAAAGTTGCTATGTGTCCAAGTGCAACAGAATTTGAACAATCATATTCAGGAAATGCTGCTACTCTTGGAGTAACAACTGGAACCCCTGCAGCTGGTTCTACTACTGTTGGAGTTGATAACGGTGGTGGTTCTGCTGGTGACGGTGGTGCTGCATACAATGTTGGAGATATTGTTCATTTTTCAGAAGCTGATGGTTCAGAATATAAAGTAACAGCTATAACAACTGATAATCTTACCATTGAAAGATATGGTACTGCAAATACTGCTGGTGGATTAAGGTCTGCTCTCGCAGCTGCAACAAATGTTCGCAGACGGTGGGAATATTATGACCAATTTGACGGTGCTCCTGGCACATCAACATTTGTGCAAGATCGTACAGGAGTAGCAACCGCTGATGAGATGCATATCATTGTAGTAGATGAAGATGGTGGTATTTCTGGTGTTCCAAAAGAAATTTTGGAAAAATGGTCAGGAGTATCTAAAATTGCAGATGCAAGAAATGCACAAGGTGCTAATAACTATTATGTAGATGCTATCTATAATGGATCTTCATACATCTATTGGATGGATCATCCAGGCGTTAGTACTGGTTATGGTAATACTGCATTAGAACAAGGTACTACATTATATACTGCAATAACTGAAGTAATTACTACAATTTCACTTACTGCTGGAGTAGATGATTATGCATTAACCGCAGGAGAACAAAAAGATGGAATTGACCGATTCAAAGATACAGAAACGGTTGATTTAAATCTGTTCATTTGTGGTAAAGCAGATGCAACCAAAGCAGGAAATGCAATGGATATGTGTACTGACCGCAAAGATGCAGTCGCATTTGTGTCACCAGAATTAAGTGACGTTGTGAATGTAGCTAATGAAGTAACACAAACATCAAATGTCAAAGGATATTTCGATGCATTAACATCAACATCCTATGCTATGTTCGATAGTGGATACAAATACACATACGATAAGTACAATGACACTTATCGATGGATTCCCCTAAACGGAGATATGGCAGGACTTTGTGCAAGAACAGATTCGGTTGCAGATGCATGGTTCTCGCCTGGAGGTTTTAATCGTGGACAAATAAGAGGAGTTGTAAAACTTGCTTATAACCCACAGAAAGCTAACAGAGACATCTTGTATCGTGCAAGAATAAATCCAATTTGTTCATTCCCCGGCCAAGGTACAGTCTTGTACGGAGATAAAACTGCACAAGCAAAACCAAGTGCATTTGACCGCATTAATGTGCGAAGATTGTTCATCGTATTAGAGAAAGCAATTTCAACTGCTTCTAAATTCCAGTTGTTTGAATTCAATGATGAGTTCACAAGAGCAGGATTTAGGAATATGGTTGAACCTTTCTTGCGTGATGTACAAGGTCGAAGAGGTATGACTGACTTCTTAGTTGTATGCGATGAGTCTAACAACCCAGGCTCGGTTGTTGACCGTAACGAGTTTGTTGCTGATATTTTCATAAAACCGGCTCGGTCTATTAACTTTATTTCTCTAAACTTCATCGCCACGAAAACTGGTGTTGCGTTTAGTGAAGTAGTTGGGGCATAGGAGGAATCATGGCAAACATAAACGACTTTAAAGCAACATTAAAAGGTGGTGGTGCAAGAGCTAATCAATTTACAATAACTTTACCTTTTCCAGGCTTCGCAGCTGTAGGTGGAGAGACAAGAGTTATGTCTTTCTTATGTAAAGCAACTAATTTGCCTTGGGGTGTAATATTTCCAAATGTAGGAACTTTTGCTAGACATCCTTCACAAATTTATGAAGCCATATTGGAGGGAATTGTTCTTTTTATTTTAATAAATTTTTTCGCCTTAAAAAAACAATTATTATTAAAGGCTGGATACATTTCGGGTCTTTTTCTAATTTTTTATTCAATTGCAAGAATTATTGGAGAAAACTTTAGAGAACCTGATAAGCATCTTGGTTACTTTTTTAATTATTTTTCTATGGGAGTCATACTAAGTTTTATAACTTTTCTAGCTGGCTGTTTCATAATCTTCTTTATAAAGAAAAATGAACAAAATAATTAATATACTAAAAGAAAAAAAATCTATTCCTTTAGATCAATTTATTAATATTATGCTTTATGACAAAAAATTTGGTTATTATCAAAAAAAAAATCCTTTTGGAAAAGGAGGAGACTTTATTACCTCACCTTTAATTTCAAATCTTTTTGGAGAAATGTTAGCAATATGGTGTATTGCTTTTTGGGAACATATAGGAAAACCAAGAAAAATTTTATTAGTTGAACTTGGACCAGGAGATGGTTCTTTATGTAAGGATTTATTAAAAACGTTTAGACAATTTAAAAATTTTTATAATTCTTTAGAAATAAATCTATTGGAAATAAGTGATAAGCTGAAAACAATTCAAAAAGTAAAAATTAACAATAAAAAAGTTAAATGGATTAAAAAAATAAAAGAAATAAATTGTGGACCTATAATTTTTCTAGGAAATGAATTTTTTGATGGATTGCCCATTAAGCAGATATATAAAAAGAAAAAATTATTTTTTGAAAGATGTGTTTCCTTATCAAAGAATAATAAAAAAATAAGATTTTTACAACTTATAAATTCT